GAATACCACGTCCACCGTGATCGTGCCACCCCCCCCCCCCCTCGCCGTCCGACCATCCGATCTACAAAAGTGTGCGGGGCTAACGTCTGTCAACCCCGCACATCACTTGTTCTCGTTACTTCGCGGACCGCTTTTTAAGCTGCTCCTCAAAAGCCTTCACCTTCGCCTCCAGTTCAGCAATCTTCGCGTCCTTCTCCGCGACCACGTTAGCGTCGACCCCGATACCGCATTCCGCCTTCAGGACCGCAAGATCCGTAAACCGGATGGGCATCTTCACCTTCGCGACTAAATCGGTCCACGCCAATTTCAGACCATTAGCGTTCGCCTTCGCGTAGCACTGCCCAAGGACGCTGCTAAGGGCAAGCTTCGCGCCATGCGCTGCGAATTCTTCGGCTTCGCTATCAAGCAGGTCGAATTCCCATTCTTGCTTGGTAGCTTTCACTTCACCTTCCAGCGTTTCTGACAGCTTCGGCGCTTGGATGTTTCCCTTGTGCTTGCACAGCATAACTCTTGATCTCCTATGTTAACGCCTGCCCCTATGGCAGGCGTTCTGGACTTGCATATCCGATTCTACTTTCAAAGAGCTTGCTCGCTTGCGCGTGCATAATCTCACTCTAACTTTCTACCCGAATTGTAACATAAATCCCCCCCGAAGTCAAGCTTTTTCTTGCCTTCGGCGAAAATATTTTTCCTGAAAGTTCTTTCAGTATTCCTGGCTGTACTAGCCACGTGCTACACCGACACTATGTGTATTGCGATACGGTCACAATATGGTACACATAGTACACCTACCCTATCCTACACATAATACACCTACTGTATAGTACACATAGTACACCTGCATTATGTGTACTCTAATACACTCACATTATGTTACACCTAGTACACTCGTATTAAGTGTACCATAGTACACCCGTGTCGCGTGTACCACCATACAGGTGTATTAAGTGTATTATAGTACACCACTGTACTAGGGGGGTAGGGGGGATAGGTCGGTTGCAATCACACGTATTACTCTCCACGGTTAGTGTGTGGTGAATCAATTGTCACAAAATTGTTAAAGCTCTTTCACATAGGCCCAGCGTCCCTTCGGGCCGCACGACTTCAAAATTTGAATAGGAGCAAGGGCGGCGTATGAAAGGGGCGGTGCTACGCTGTAACAAATAAATGCCTTGACATTCTACCTCCCCCTATGTTATGATAAGGGCATGATGGAGACAACGCCGACATTGTTGGAGAGTTCGCCCAAGCGCAGCACGCCGGGACTCAAGCGGCTGCATGGCAAGCACCGCGAAATTTTACGGCTGTACTGCGTCGGCACCCCGTATAATGAGATCGCGGAAATAGTCGGCGTATCGCTTATCTGCGTAAGGCTCACTATTGAGTCGCCTCTCGGCCAAGCTCGCATCAAGGAGATGCAAGACGCGCTGGATGAGAAGACACGCGACGTGCAGACCGCGATTATAGAAGGCGCCGCACGAGCCCAGGCCTATCTCGAGGATATAGTGGTGGGCCGCGAAAAGGTCTCTCCCGCGTTACGAGCTAAGACGTGCGAATCCATGCTCGACAGAGCAGGGTACGTTAAGCCGACCAAAAACTTGAATATCAACCTAGAAGGTCAGCTAACTGCTGAGGACATCGCCGAGATAAACCGCCGGGCACAAGCCGCCAGTCCTTTCTGCCGGCCTCAGCCCACCTCTGCTACCATCGAAGCGGTGGTGTCCGATGACCAAAGCTAAGCTAAGCGAGCACTTCACTGTGCGCGAGTTTGCTTGTCCGTGCTGTGGAGCCTGCCACATCTACCCCACCCTCCTGCAATCACTGGAAGCACTTCGTACTGTCGTAAGCGCTCGCTTAGCTAAAGATACTCCTCTGCGTATCAACAGCGGGTACCGCTGTACGCTACACAATTCGCAACTCCCTAACAGCTCTCCCTTCAGTATGCATTGCATCGGTAAAGCCGCGGACATCCGTGCGATAAAATCCTTGAGTGTGACGGAACTCGCAGAGTTAGCGGAGACTATCCCTGCGTTTAACAACGGCGGTATAGGCCTCTATGGATGGGGTATCCACGTGGATGTCCGCGGCTATCGAGCAAGGTGGTATACACAGCCATGACTGCCCTCGCACGTACATTCGACAAGCGTTTCAAAGATGCGATTCGCTATGCGGAGACGGCGCAGTGGTTTCTCACTAACACCTTCGGTGCAGGCCAAAATGGCGTATTTCGTTATGGCGACTCGCCGGCTTACTCCTTTAGTACTACACCCTCCGCATTTACCGTAGTCGTGGGTCCTGGCGCTGCTATCGTAGGCGGCATCCCCATTCGGATTACCGGCAGTCGCACCCTTACATTTGAAGCAGTCGATGAGAAAAACGATGGTCGCTACGACGTGATCGGCGTAAATGCTAACGAGCAAGTGGTGGCGCGTGCTGGTACCATCAGCGCTGACCCCACCATGACTGGCCTAGTGAAGTTGTGGCGGGTGGTGCGCCGATTTGGTGAAACACAGATTACCTCCACCGATAATGGCACTGACGCATATCTTGTCGATGTGCGGGACTGGGTGAACTAATATGGCCACCATTGCAGCTATTACAAACCGAGAGCGCATAAGTCTTATACGAATCGGTATACAGCAACTCAACCGCTGCGTTCAGAAGGTGTCTGACGTTGATCACCTTATCGCTTCGTATAAAAGCCAAACAGAGCCTAATCCTGGCGAGATAGTCTACTACGCCAACCTCCTCCTTGATGACGCCAAGGCGCTCTTCGAGACAGCCTTATCTCAACTGTGCATACTTGCTAGCGGCACTGTACCCACAGCAAAAGACTCTAGATGGCGCCAGCGTTGGGAATGGACAGCTGGTGCTGACGGCGTAGCCAGTATTCAATTTGTAGAGACTACTGACCTTATCTACATTAACGCTGTTAGTGGCACTGTACTTGGCGAATTCTCTGGCTTTGAGGTAGGCGATGTCATTACTGTCACTGGCGCTACCAATGCTGGCAATAACGGTGACCACATTGTTACTGACATTGGCGCAGCTGGCGCGTATGTTGAAGTAAGTGGTAGTACCTTGGTAAATGAGACTAAGACTGACACTGTTGTCCTCACTCTTACGGAAGCTAACGTTGCCTAACCACCCTTACATAAGTCGGAGACTGTACCTACTGCTTCTCACGGTTCTCCTGGCTGCTCCCCTTCCATTGGTTGCGCAGTCTCCGGCTTATTTCAACAACGTGAAGGTTGGCGGCGGGTACGAAGACCCTCCTGGTGTGGGAACGACCCTTACTAATACTGGCGACGGGTACTTCCGTGGCGATCTTATCGTCGATGGTAACATAACCGGCGGTGGCATCAATGTGGACCTTGAAGCTGCCTTCGCCTCTCCATACCCGCTCGGTGTAACAGTTCCAAACAGTGTAGCCGCGACAACCTTGTCAGCTTCTTCCCTCTCCCTGGTAACTCCCCTGGCCGACGCTTATGTGGCGAACACCCTAACGCTGACTGCAGGGTCTGTCGCGGCTTCCATTATTACTGGCTCCATTACTGATGCGCAGGTTGCCGACGCACTTACCGTTACTGGCTACATGCAGGACACTGACATTGATACCTTCGCGGAGCTGCAATCCTGGGTAGCTGACAAGACGCTGCTAAACGCTGAAGACGACCTGCCGTGGGCGGATGCTGACGTGGCCGATATACTGACCATTGGTGCGGGTAGTACGATTGACCCGTCACTGCTTCCTACCACTGACCTTGCCAGCCCTGGGCCGATAGGTGGGACTACTCCGTCCACGGCAGTGTTTGACCCGACTGTTACCGTAAGCGGAGACGCAGGGACGATCGCGCTTAGTGGCGACCTTCAGGCGATTGTATATGATCGTGCCGCACCGAATACCGCTAACTACTTTCGCTGGACAACTGGCGAGTATATGATGTTTGAGAATACTGCAGGTACTGATGTATTCTACCTTGGTGACTCCGCTGTCACCGCTTATCAGGCTTTCTCCGCGCAGTCAACTATAGCCAGTTTTGGTGTAAACGATACTACCTATGCACAACTACGCTTATATGGCAACAGTACAACCACTGGTAGTCAGGTTTTGTGGTACCAAAGTGCAGACGAAGACGGCACCATCGATTACTTTGTCGCGCAGCCAAACAACACCTATTGGATGCTTGGTCCTAGTACCAACACAAATCTGATACAGTTGTATGAAACTGAAATGCTGTGCGAGTATGACTTCACAGCTAACGACGACTTGAATGTCGGCGATGACATTGTATACATTGGTGCTGGCGAGTTCGACATCAACAATCCAGCCGATACGAATATGGACTTGGTGTCCGCTGGACAGCTGCGCTTTTGGACAGACTCTGATAATGACGATTCTAATACATCCGACTTTATTTGGTTCAAAGATGCTAGCACTGTAGTGATGACCTTTGATACTAGCGTCCCCGAGCTTAACATAGTTGGCTCTGTGGATATCTCTACTGGTAGTACGTATCAAATAAATGGCACGCAGATTGCTGCTACTAACCTGAGCGATGGCGCTAATATAGCGCACATAAACGCCGTGGAGACACTCAGTGCTGACTGGGTTAATACTGCCAATCCGTGGGCAGATAATGAAGTCTCCAATACTCTCACATCGAGTATCTTCGTTGGTAGTGGTAGTACGACTAACGCGGTGGACTTGGCGACGGCTGAGGTAGCGGGTCGTCTTAATGCAGACATGCTGATTGCTGACACAGACAGCGCTACACTAGATGCTAGTGGAGAGGTATCACTTACCAGCTTCATAGTGAAGATAACTTCTTACTCTGGTACCTCCGATACGCTAGAGACCTTTGATATTGGCACTAGCAATCTTTCTATGCCTTTTGTACTACTACGTCCTGCTGTAGGCCATACTATTACAGTAAACGATGGCGGCGCGATAAATAGTTGCTTCGATCTAAATTCAGACTTTACTATGGTCGACACAGATGGGGATTGTTTGCTAATCATGCAAGATCCATACGGCGGCGCATGGTACATGGAAGTGATGCGTAGAGACAGTTAGGAACACCACCATGCCACTCAAACATAGCCACTTCTTCGTTAGTTGCCTCTTGGCTTGCTCCGTCTTAGTCGCCCAAGAGCTGTACACCGTCGACGGTATCGCGCTCGACAGCTCCGAGTTAGAGCGCCTTACCATGCAGCAGAAGCTTAAGGCGGAGCAGGCCGAACAAACACAGCGCTTTGTGGCTCAGATGCAGGGGTGGATAAAGGAAACCGCGCCGGCGGTTATCGCTAACAGCACTCTAAGCGAAGGTCAAAAACAGCAGCTCGCAGCTCGGATGCAAGTCATGCAAGCAGACCTGCAGTTGCTAGGCCAGATGACATTGGAGCAACTACAAGGCGTGGAAATCTCCGCTCGCGTTGTTAAAATGCAGTCACTCGACCATAATGTCGAAGCGCTGCAAGCGCAGATAGACAGAGCGAATGAGCGTCTTGGGATGGCTGAAGAGGCTGATAAACAGAAGGTGGAAGAAGAGATTGCCACATTACAGACCCAACTGACCGACGCTTCCACCAGTGCCGAGAATTTCCGTACTACCCACAAGCTGCCGAAGAAAGCGGACAAGCCCGAATGAAACTCACTGATGCAGAACTAAGTATACACGAAAAATGCTCCATCTCTACGGAAGCATGTGCGAATGTATACTTCCATGACCTCTTCCCTCTGCCATTCTCAGATGGTCATAGAGAAGCGATGGCTGCATTGGACAATCCAGAGATACGGCACCTTGCTATAGTCGCTACTCGTGGCTGGGGTAAGACCAGCATAGTGCAGCGGGCGTATGTAGCCCGACACGTACTATACCAGAAGAGCCGGTTTGTAGTTCCAGTGAGTTGTACCAGTTCGCAAAGCGAACAGCAGAGCGAAAGTCTGAAGCGAGAGTTTGAGTGCAACCCTCTGATGAAACAACTCGGCTTCAAGAACTTGGTGAGCAACAATTGGGCTAAGGACCGGTGGATCTCCAATGGCACCTTAGTTCTGCCTCGAGGCTATGGACAACAAATCCGCGGTCAGTTGTATGGGAGCGACCGGCCGGACCTAATTATAGTGGACGACCTGGAAGACAGTGAGGGTGTACTGTCTGATGAGCAGCGCGCGAAGAAGAAAGAATGGTTCTTCGGTGACGTGCTTGGAGCAGTAGACGCGAGCAAGTACCACAAGATAGTGTACATCGGTAACATGCTACACGAAGACTGCCTTCTTGCTAACCTGCTGGAAAATCCAGATTGGGTTAGCTTCCGCTATCCGATTGCTGATGATGATATGCACTCGCTATGGCCGGAGAAGTACAGCGATGAGTACATCGCCAAGTTGTACCGCTTCTATAAGAACGAGCACTTGCTCGACGTCTTCTATCGTGAATACATGTGCCAAAGCATGGCACGAGAAGGTGCACCCTTTGACTCAAAGTGCTTCCAATACTACTCTCCCGAAGAGCTTAAGAAGCTGTTCGTGGAGTTCGTCGTACTCGTCGATCCTGCTAAATCGACTGGCTCTAGTGCATGTGACACGGCAGTAGTTGGAGTGGGCATAGATGCGCTGAATAACCGCTTCTACGTTCATGATATTGACTATGGCCGGTGGCACCCGAATGAGATCGTTGATAATGCTATGGCGATGTGCCAGCGCCTTGGAGCTCGTGTGCTGGGCGTGGAAGAGGCTGGTAGTGGAGAGTTTATCTCTTGGCCGATTAAGAACGAACTGAGGCGTAGGGCTGCTAATGTAGAATACGTCAAACTCACGCCACGTAAGGGCCCGTCACAGTACGTGCCGAATGGCTCCTCGCAGCAAGGTAAAGACTCTCGTATTGGGCACGCACTTGTAGGATTGTACCGTAATGGACTCGTTTATCATAACCGAGAACACCGTCATGTTGACCAGCTCGAACGTCAGTTGCTCGAATTCCCTCGAGGTAAACGCAAGGATATCATCGACGCTCTCTCTTACGTTGCCCAGCTCATGGAGACAGGAGAGCGGTACTTTGCTTGTCGCCGTTATGTAGATGACGATAAAGATACTGAGTATGGTCCTGGTATGTTAGACGCGAAGTATGAGGACGCACGCCTCAAGGAACTGTGTGCACCAGATAGCACTCGCCCCGAGCCTTGGCAAGTGTAGACTTCAAATTTTGAATGCCTCATGCCTATTATACAAAATCCACTGAACGCCCCGAATGAGATTGAGGTTGGACGAACTTATTCGTACCAATACCCACTCGGCCTCAATCTGCGTCCGGATTCCGAGCTGCACGCTGATCTTGTCGCTAGGATCACCTGCATGGCTCGAGATGCGCGCCAACAGATTGCGAACCGCTACACAAGATGGCAGAAGATAGACAAGACCCTCACTGCTTATATCAGTGAGGATAGTCTATTTAACCAATCACTTGGCAAGAACGACGAGCTGCAGATTGTGGTGCCGATGTCGTATGCCACATTGGACACCATCCTCTCTCACTGGATTACGTCATTCACAAACGGCCCACTTTTCCAGTATCGTGGCTTTGGTCCTGAGGACAAGGTCGCTGCCATGCTGCTGGAGCTGGCTATTGACTCCCAAGTAAGGCGCAATAAGATGCTCCTTAGCTTGCACACCCAATGGCGTGACTCCCTTGCGTATGGCCTTGGCATCGTGCATCCCAGATGGGAACTCCAATACGGTCGTCGGATAGTGAAGCAAGAGACGAACATCTTCTCTGAGATCCTCAATACGGTGCTAGGCGTGCGTAACCAGCGAGCCGTCACTCCTCGGCAACCCGTTTCCGAAGGTAACGTACTGGATGTATGGGACCCCTACAATTACTTGCCTGATCCAAATGTGGACCCGAGTAATGTACAAGCAGGACAGTTCGTAGGCCACATCCGTCCGACTAACTACTACGCGCTATTGTCCCTAGAGCAGGACGACCCCGAGACCTACTTCAATGTGCGCTATTTGGAGAATCGCGATTTTGCTATCTCCGAGAAGGAAACGAGCGGGTGGACCTCTACTGTACGCACTACGAACGACACTAAACTTACGTACGGCAAACAGGGTGACGTACTAACCTTCTACTGCACGATCATCCCCAAAGAGTGGAAGGTTGGTAAGAGCACCTATCCGGAGAAATGGGTATTTGAAATCGCTGGCGACGCAGTAATTATACGCGCCAATCCGCTGAAGTTCGTGCACGACATGTATCCTGTGGGCGTGGCCGCTCCGACGTATGATGGTCACACGCTCGCACCTATTAGTGCCCTCGAGATGATCTACCCCATGCAGGAAATCATCGACTGGCTGTATAAGTCGCATATTCATAACGTCCGCAAGGCGTTAAATAATATGCTGATTGTCGACCCGTCGCTGGTCCGGTACGATGACGTAGCGAATCCTGAGCCTGGTAAAATCATCCGGATACGTGAGCACGTATGGGGGCGGGGTGTAAAAGACGCCGTAGAGCAGCTCTCAATTGCCGATGTGACGCACTCCCATCTGCAGGATATTGGTAGTGCCATCGATGTGCTGCAACGCGTAAGTGGCGCGGTGGATTCGTTGCAAGGAATCGTACGAACTGGAGGAGAACGTCGCAGTGCAACAGAAATGCGTGACACACGACTTAGCGCCCTTAGCCGTCTCCAAAAAGGGGCCTTTTTGGCAAGCTTGCAAAGTATGCAAGACGTGGGTAGAATGCTCGCCATGCACACCCAGCAATTCATGGAACTGGGTATCTACCTGGACTTGGTGGGACAACACAAGCAAGAGCTTGAGCAAATCTACCAGTCGGACAACATAAAGGCCGACCCACTTGACTTCATCTGCGACTTTGATATTATTGTGGCGGATGGTATGTCTGAGGGTGAAGAATACTTAAATGAGAGCATGCAAATGTTCCAAGTCATTCAGAGTAATCCACAAACGCTGCAGACCTTTGACATGGTGCGAATGTCCTTAGATTTGATGAAGAAAAGTGGGTACAAAAATCCGACTAACTTCTTGTTGCCCAACTTCCAAGTACTCCCCGACGAGCAAGCAATGAACATGGCGGCGGATGGTAACATGGTACCGGCGGACTCACTGATGCCTGCTGAGGTGGTCAATGCCTGATAAACTCAAAGCGGCTGATGTCGAACTATACGTCAACATGGATGTGCACCGCGCACTGGAAGCAATTGCTGAAGCACGTATAGAGCGCATTCATGACGAACTCGAGGGTGCCAAAACGATGGATGACGTAAAGCTCCTACTTGGTGAGCGTAGGGGTATACGTTGGCTATTGAAAATGCCGAAGCTTATGCTGGAAGATCTACAAATGGCTGAAGAAAGGGCTAATCATGGGCGAGCAACCAACCAACAATGAATCCACTGAAATGCTAGCAATTGCAGAGTCGAATCTGGCTACTGCGAAGCAGGAAAACCTACGGGGCATGGCAGAGATGCTAGGCATGCCAGTAGACGACCTTGAGCCTGCGCCAAAGAAGGAAGCACCTGCTCCTGAGCCTGAACCCGAAGAAGAGGCTGAAGAAGCTGACTCCGCCGAAGAAGACAAAGGCGACGAGGACAGCGACGAAGCTGAACCTGAGGAGACAGACGAAGGTGCGGATACTGATCGTATAAAGGGTTTGGAGGAGAAGATCGCACACCTGACTGAACTTCTGGAAGCGAAGCAAACGCCCGCTGAAGACAAGGGCGAGCCAGAGCCGAAGAAGGATAAGGATGGTGGTATTGACTTCATCACTGAAGACCAATACACCGATGCACTTACCTCCAAGGGCGGTCTTAATACGGTATTGAATACTGTCTACGAAGCTGGTGTACAGGCTACCTTGAAGCGTATGGAGCCCGTAATTCAACAGCGCGTAGTAGAGGCAATCAATACTCACATGGCCGTTCAGGACTTTTACCGTGCGAACCCTGAGCTCGCGGAGCATAAGGAAGTCGTGCAGGCCATCGCGCAGAAGCTAATCATCGAGAAGGGTGATAAGTATCCTGCGGCGAAGTTGTTCAAAGAAACTGCGACACTGGCCTACAAGAAGCTGAACCTTAAGCAAAACGAAGCAAAGAAGAGGGAGCCGAAGAGTAACCCCGGCTTCTCGCAGCCCGGTAAGTCCAATCGTGGTCCTGCCACGAAGAGTACTAACAAATCGAAGACCCAACAGGATATGATGGCTGAGCTGCTAAGCGCAGACATCTAGGAGTTTGTGATGAATCAAAACGCGGTAAATGAAGCTAACATGAGGGTTAGCCTCAATCCTGCCAATGGGGATGACCTTGCGGTTCTCCCCGCAAGTGCTACTATTACCTTGACGGATGGTGGCTCTAACATAGCGAACATCTCCGTTCAGGTACTGAATGCGTATGGCGAAGCCGTCCTACGCCCCGTTCCTATCCTTGTGTATCTTAGCACCAGCGCCCTGGGTGTTGGTACTGACGAGACAGCAAGCACCGGTCTCGCCGTCGCAACCGGCCAGCTCCTTCATGCGCTTATTGCCAAGTCGACTCTGCTTGTGCAAACCCTCGCGACTGGCATCGCGACCCTGACGGATACAGACACTGGTCTCACTATGAACTACGTCTGTGTCACGCTCCCGAACGGTCGTACCATCACCAAGCTGTTGACCGCAACTGAACTGAATGCTGCTGCATAAGGAGAATGAGAGATGCCTACCCCTACTGCTGTTCTCGGTATGCGCGGCTCCGGTACCTGGGACTCGAACGAACGGCCAGAAAGCTGGCGTGAAATGATTCTTCGGCTGTGGCCGAATGGCATGGCCCCGTTGACGGCCATGACGGCTAAGCTGAAGAATGAGGAAGTGCAAGACCCTGTTTTCCACTGGTTTGAAAAAGGCCTGTGGGATAAGGGCTGTACGCTGCAAGACAGCTATATCTACGAAGACGCCGCTATGGCTACGGCTGTATCGGCTAGCACAAACGCCGCTGTCGGCACGGTTGTGTACGCGAAGGTAACGACCGCCTTTGCGAAGCAGGTGCGCGTCGGACACGTGGTGATGCTACGCTTGACGACCGACCATCGTCAAGACTTGCGTGCCATTGTGGAGAGTGTCAATACGACAACTGGTGCGATTGGTTGCCGTATGCTCGAGACGGACGCAGCTACGGATTACCTGGCGACGAACAATCGCTTGGTGATTATCGGCTCGGCACACGCAGAAGGCGCTGCTCGCCCCTCGGCAATTAGCTACACCACGAACCACTACTACAACTACACCCAGATCTTCCGTACCAGCATGGAACTCACGCGTACTGCGATGAAGACCAAGCTGCGCACTGGAAACTCCTACCAGGAAATCAAGCGGGACTGCTTGCTTGATCACTCGATGGAGATGGAATGGGCGTGGTTGTTCGGTACGCGTTATCTGGAAACGGACGACGTGACTGGTCAGCCTCGACGCTTTACCTACGGGATTGTCCCGTATCTGCGTGACAACTATGCGACCAACGTGGTCGACTTCAAGGTCGACTATGTGGGCAACTCGTGGGTTGACGCAGGCAAGGAAGCGCTCGATACCTACATGGAGCTGGCGTCTCGGTACAAGGCTAAGGGTGACAACAACGAGAAGCTGGTGTTCTGTGGTAACGGTGCGCTGCTGGGCATCCAGCAAGTTGTGGAGGCCAATGCGTCGTACAACATTTCTCGTGGTGAAGTTGGCTACGGGATTAAGGTGCGCACGCTGGAGTCGGTGTTTGGTACGTGGCATTTCATCACGCATCCGCTGTTCAACCAAGAGACGAGCATGCAGAACGCGATGCTGTTGTTCAATCCCAAGCACCTTACCTATCGGTACGTCACGGACACCATGTTCAAGGAAGATCGTTCCTGGCGTGAAGGTGGTAACTCCGGTTACGACGGTCCGCAGGAAGAATACCTCACTGAAGCTGGTCTTGAGATTCACCATCCCGAGACCTTCATGTATATCAAGAACGTCGGTATTGACGGCTAATAGCCGCGTAGGTGGGTGGCCACAATGGCCACCCACCTGTTAGCGCATTGCTACAAAGGAGCAAATCATGGGTAGCTTGAGTGTAAAGCGGGCAGCTGATAACAGCACCTACAACAATTACATGAACCAGTGCGTAGGCAGCAAAGTCGACTACGCCAACGAACAGATCGGTACTACGGTATCGCTCATGTCCTATTCCAAGGCTATCTTGGCGCTGCTGAAAGCCTCGCTAGCTGGTGGAAATATCTTCTACGTAGATAGCGGCCATGCAAGCGCTGCGAACGCTACAACTGGTGGTGCTGGCTCCTCGCCGACACTTCCGTTTGCCACCATTGACTACGCGATTGGCCAATGCACGGCAAACAACGGTGACGTTATCTTTGTGATGCCTGGGCACGCAGAGACAGTAGCCGGTGCTGCTGGCATTGACTTCGACGTTGCTGGTGTGAAGGTTATTGGTATTGGCGAGGGTTCTGACAGGCCGACTATCACACTGAGCGCCGTAGCTAGTACTATCCACATGGACGCCGCCAACAGCTGGCTTGAGAACATGTTGATTAAGGTCACGGACGACGCGGCCATTGTAATCAATGTGGACAAGACAGACTGCACTATCAAGGACTGCGAGTTTAGGTACGGTACATCCAAGGAATGGGTCATCTGTATCGACGTTAACGGTGGTGGAGCTAATGCCTGCGACCGTACTCGAGTACTTGGTTGCGTGTTTAAGAGTCCGGTGGCTGGTGCGAATACCTGTATTGAGCTCGGTGAAGTGGCCGATAGTGTGGAGATTGGCAACTGCCGTTTCATTGGTGACTATGCTGACGCGGCAATTCACAATCCCACCGGTAAAGTTCTCACGCAGCTGTACATTCATGACTGCGATATTGAGAATACCCAAGCTGGCGACCATGCTGTCGAGTTGGTGAGCGCGTGCACGGGTCGTCTGATTCGTAACTTCTATTCGACTAATGCACTTGCGACAGCAGTTGATCCTGGGAGCTGCTTCAGCTTCGAGTGCTACGCAAACCATGCTGTTGACAAGAATGGTCTGCTTACGCCTGCGGTTGATGCATAAGTGGTATGATGCAGGGGGGCACTCAGCCCCCCTGCACGACTTCAAATTTTGAATGCCTGGAAAAAGGAGCACGATATGGGTAAGCTATTGAAGGGAATGCTGAGCGTAGTACGATTCGCTAGGTCTCGTACTAGCCAAAACAGCATACTGGGTGTAGGCTCAATAGTCGCCGTTATCCAGTTTCTACGCACACGATATCCCGAGTACGTCCTATGGAATTCAGAAGCAGATGCACTTATTGAGGGCGCCCTAATAGCGGTAGTTGGGCCATACCTTGGTCGCGCTATCGCCTTCCTTCGTGCTCACTTTAGTGATGATATACCAAAGCTGCGTAAGGCTGGACTACTTGCGCTGCTCATGACGGTCGGTCTCAGTATCGGGGTCGTAGGTTGTACGACTACCAGTACACTCCCAGATGGTACCATCATTGTTAAGACCACCGATTGGCAAGCCATTTTTGATGGCGTAGATGCTGCCCTCGAGCGGTACGAGAGGATAGAAGCACGCCGAGACGCTGCGGAAGCTGCCGGTGAGGCTGAGAAGGCAGCACGGTTGGATGCAATACTGGTGGCAATTACTAAGGCGGTAGAAGAGAACAAGGAAGGTGGAGAATGATGGAAGAAGTCACTGTCAGCTTCGGCTTAAAGGACATTACGCTGATGGTCGGCGTAGGCGTGACTATGGTTGGTATAGGTCTAGCAGTCGGTCAGGCCAAGAATGAATTTGCTCACCTTCGTGCGGCAGTGGCCAAGCTGGAGACGATATTGACTAACGGGTTGTCACGTAGAGTTGAGAATATTGAACGACATGTCCAGGCTCTGCCTTGCGCAGAGGACGATTGTCCTAATGGAGAGGATTAAGATGAGATACGCAACGACGGCGGCGGTACTCGCCATTCTCGCTCTGGTAGCGCCGGGCGACGCACAGACGTGGGGCGACCTGCGTCCCGCGCCGATCGCGCCGATACTCTGGGACGCGGCTCCCACGCTCGACGTATTGGACACGATGGAGGCGACCCAGCGTGACATGCGATGGGCACGGCGGCTCATCGAGGACGCCTACGAACTGACGTGGCTCGGGATGAAGGTTGACGGCCAGATCTGCATCAACGATGCCGTCGAGACGCTGGAGCAGCTACAGACGAAGCACGCGGCGGCAATTCTGCGTCTGCGTGACTACGCGTCGAAGAACAGCAAGAACTCGCTCGGCTGGGATGCGCGGGAGTACTGGCAAAGCCTGAGAGTCGAGAGCGCGAGACTGGTAGTTGTGGCGCGTAGCTTGCGGGCCGTGATTGACGGACTGGCGGGCACCGAGGACATAATGCAATGGCGTACCGCGCTGGAAGCGTGGGCGCAAGAGAATGGAGTGCAGAAATGAAGCGGTACATCGTGACGGGACTGATAGCGGCGCTGGCGTTCGGCGCGGGGACGTTGGTGGAGTGGCCGGGCGTGTTCGCCGCGCAGGAGAACCCGCAGGTCATCAGCTACGCCAACGAGGACGTGCGCCAGGGCTGCGACAGCGTGATCCGCACTTATCGCCAACTGAAGAGCGACGTTCAAGACTGGTATGCGAAGGGACTGACGGTCCCGGCGGACGCGGATTTGCTGTCCGACGGGAGCGCGACGGACGGACGCACACCGATCACCAATTCCGACGTGCTGCTCTACGTGTCGAATGCCGAGGCGTTGATCGCGTGGCTGGAAGCGGACAACAACGCGCGGCTGAATGTCTTCCTGAAACCAAACGTCAATGGTGATAGCCAATGACGCGCTGGGTACTGATAGCCGCGCTGCTGCTGTGCGGCGCGGCGCAGGCGACGACGTACTACGTCGATCCGTCCGGCGGGAACGACGGCAACGCTGGCACGTCGTTCGCCGCTGCATGGGCGACGACGCAACACGCGGCGGACACGGCGGTAGCGGGCGACGTGGTGAGGTTATGCCAGACTGCGACTGAGACCACCGCCGCCGACGGCACGGCCACGGGAGTGACAACGCAGAAGTACACCGGTAAGGTGCGAATGCTACAGACCGTTCCAGGAGCCGGTGGAGACGCGCCAACGGACAACTACGATGGCGTCATCACCGATGCGGATGGGATGGACGTGCTAGCTGGGGCGGGAGCGAACAGAAGCACGAGCGCGACGCAGGTGGTCGCGGACGCGAGCCTAGGGGCCGTGGTAAACTCGGTACTTACGCTGGACATCTCCGCCGCTGGCGACACGAACAAGGGTACCTGGCAGATTGTAGTGGAGGGCACATGATGCAAGACGTGGCAGTTCAGATACATCTAACCGACCTACTGATGGCGTTTGGAATCTTTGGTACGGCATTCGGTGTGGCTGGGTCGTGGTACAATCTCAAGAGAGACGTGAAAGACTTGAAGAGTAAAGTCACGAACGGCCTAACTGACAAGGTGGATAACATCGAGGCAATAGTGATGACTCTGCCTTGTGTGACTAAGGAATGTAAGGAGCTCTAAGTTATGGCAACGTACACAGAAGTGAACAGTGGGCTGGCCACTATCGAGAATCAGATTACGTATACGAGAAACGAACTCAAGAAAGCTAAGGTCGGCTTCGCACAGCAGTCCAGCATTCTGGCGGGCATCCCCAGCACGTACCAGTCGATTATCGACGCCATTAACGCGTACACACCGACTGGTGCGGTGGAGCAGGTGGCGAAGGATAAGCTCGCGAAGTACGCGGCGGAGTACACTGCACTCAAGAGCGCAGCCGACGCAGCAGTCGCGGCACTTGCTGCTATCACGGAGTTCTAATGTGGCTCACCTGCCTACTTATAACAGCAACGCCGATATTCTCGGAGCGGCTGCCGTACCAGACAGCACTCAGCACTGTCGAAGCCATCGAGGCGGACCTCGAGGGTGCGACAGAGCGCCTGGAGTACTGCTACGAAGCGGTATGCCTAGGCAGGTGGGACCATGCGCTAATGCGGGCGAATGGCGCGGCGGCAGTGCTTGCTGGCTTCAACGAGAAGTACACAGCTCGCATAGAGCACGCGTACAGCCTATCGGAGAAGTATCCAGACACACCAGTGATAGAAGCACTGCTGGACAGGTTGTATGCTGCTCAGGTAGACGCAGAGCGGCTGATGGTGGATGTGCGTCTGTGGGTGGAAACAGTACAGGCACTGTCTGGACTGCCGATTGCAGAGTGGAAGGCGCAATTAGACGCACTGCTGGAGGCCCCCATGTCTCTTCCAACTAGCGGATACGACCTCTATTCGGTTCAGAACCCGGCTGGCGACGTCACGAACTTTCCGTTCTACGTCGACTTGAGCCTGATGTCTGCTAGTTGGTGGGCCGCAATAGACACGACAGACTTCACTAAGGGAAGAGCGGCGATACACGCAAGCGAGACGGAGCTTGCATGCGAGTGGAAGAACGTAAATACTACCGCTAAGACGGGAGAATTGTACACTAAGTGGTCTGCGACCATAGGTGCTGCTGGCAGCAACTCACTCAGAGTCTATCCGCCGATGGCCGCCAACGCAACAGTGGCGGCTGGCGACCCTTACGGAAGTCAAGCAGTGTGGACTGGCGCCTCTGTTGTTTGGCACATGGATGATGCTAGCAGTACAACTGTCGCCGATAGCACGTCTAATGGCAATACAGGAACGAAGGAATCTGCGAACCCAACAGAAATTACCGGAAAAGTAGGCGATGCTGCACAGGCATTTTCTGGAGACTCTACCAGTAATAGAAACAGACTGTATACCGCCGCTAGGACGGTTACTGCTCCGACAGCTATGTCGTTTAGTATGTGGGCAAACGTTCACGACGCAATGCCCAATACGTACTCTGGACGGCTATGGAGTGAACGCGGAACGCAGGGGCCATTTCTAAGTGTTCATGATGACAGGAACTTGATGTTCTACTGGAGTGGCGCTACTGCGTTAACACACAGGTCTAATAATGCGGTCATCTCTCTAGACACTTGGCATCACATCGGTGTCACGTGGGACGGGTCTAATACTGCCGCTAACGCGAAAATTTATGTCGATGGCTCAGAAGTAGGATATCAGACCACTACTAACGGTGCTACCTTAGCGAACGCTACTGGGTCTGGCCTGTATTTAGGCAGAGAGGCAACTACAGCCACAAGCGATACACCTATCGACGCCGACATAGACGAATTTCGGCATACCCTTGGAGAGAAATCTAGCCAATGGTTTGCTTATGAGTATGCTAATATGTCTAATCCATCTTCGTTCTGGGGAACACCTACATGGGTGTCCCACGGCACGCCGTTGTACTATCACCGCCGGAGGGCGAATTGATGAACTTCATTAAACAAAGCACCGCAGTCATCCTGAAGCTGGGTCCGTTCGTCGATGATACGGACTTCAAGACAGCAGAGACTGGATTGACGATTGCGCAAGGCGATATACAAATAAGCAAGAATGGCGGTGCGTTTGCGCAGACAAGTGCGGCGTCGCCTACTACGACGCACGATGCGGATGGATGGTATCCAATTCCACTAACGACGACGGACACTGGAACGCTTGGACACATCATGGTCCAGGTGTTGGTGAGTGGCGCATTGCCGGTGTGGTGGGAAGGGCTAGTGCTTCCAGCAAACGTGTACGACGCGCTCGTAGCGGGCAGCGACTACTTGCAGGTAGACGCTGTGCAGGTAGAAGGCGGAGATGCTACGGACGCGCTCGGCACGGCACAGACGGGCGACACGTATGCGAGACTGGGAGCGCCAGCTGGAGCCAGTGTGAGTGCGGATGTTGCCGCGGTGAAGGCACAGACAGCTGCAATTGAGACAGATACGCAAGACATTCAGACGAAGCTTGGCGCGCCAGCTGGGGCATCGGTATCTGCAGATGTGGCCGCGGTAAAGGCACAAACTGCTGCAATAGAGACCGATACGCAAGATATCCAGATAAAGATTGGCACGCCGTCTGTCAGTCTCGCAGCCGACATTGCTGGTGTGTCAGCCCCAACTGAGACTGAGGTAGCAGCAGAAGTTGACTCAGTGCTGACCGCCGCCCACGGGTCCGGTGCATGGACTAGCGGTGTGGCAGGTAGCGGTGATACTGAGGTCAACAGCAGCTCTCTCGACGATGAGAGCGATACGATGGTATTCCAAACGAGCGGTGGCGCTGGCATCGGCGGGGCGACAGTGCGGGCGTATGTGAAGACCGAGTACGACGCTGGCACCTACACGGTGAGAGCTACCGCCACTACCGAGGATGACGGCACCTGGGGCCCGATATACCTGAACGATGGCGTTCAGTACACTATCACCTTCTTCAAGCCCGGCTACGCAGTAGCCACTACAACGATAACTGTGGGAGCGTAACATGCCAGTAACAGGAACACCAGTATCTGCTAGTACGACTATAACTACACTGCAAGGACTGAGGACGCAGTTAGTTAAAAAGACTGGACTTACTAGATTGGTAAGTACAAAGGTGCAAGGTAGTGATACTGTACCAGATTATGATGTAGATAACGGTGCAGATTTGTACATCAACATGGCGGTGCGCTGGTGGGATGAGAAGTTCTACATTGAGCGTATGCAGTCTGTTGCGCTATCTGTAGATGCGTACGAATTGACGCTGCCAGATACGTTGCTATCTGTTGAGTACATGGCTCTGGACGACCAACAAGATCCACTAACGGCAGTAAACGAACGGTGGATGCGAGAAGCTTTTGGCGTACCATTCAGCGGAGAAACTAGCGAGACCCCGCTGTATTGGTGCTTCAAAGGTGGCTCAGACGCAGGGTCTGCTAACAAGACTATCTACATCATGCCACCTAACGATATTAGTAGGAATGTGCTGGTGTATGGCCACTTTCGCGAAGCTGAGCTCGTAGACAACGCAGACACAAATTGGTGGACATTGAATCACTGGGATAAGGTACTCTTTGTAGCAGTGCAGTTGGCGCTGGACTTGGACCTTAACCCGGACGGGAATAGCACTCTCCAACGTCTCCTCTATGAGGTACAGCAGTCTATTGTTCGCCATAAGGTCTACAACGAAGTCAGTGTGCATGGCACCGTAATGCGAGGCTAGGATGAGAAAGAAACGTACTAGACGCGAACCTCCTCCGCAGTTTAATACTGCACGAATTGAGCATTACCGCGAAGGCATTAAGCAGAGACAGATGCTAAAGGACAAACGCTATGAGTCAACTTTTATCTCTGACAGAGAGCTTAACGAAGGGCTTGCGAATGAACTATCGACAGCGCAAGAACTCGTTGGGGTTGACGAAGCTAAAGAACCAAATAGCGACTGAGCATGGGTTGTATAAGCATGAGCTGATTACGCAGGCTTGTGCTGTTACGCCGACACTTCCTGGAACACAGCTGCATGTTGGTCCCTCGTATACGCTGCTGTTTGATGGCACCAGCGTCTATAGCGTAGATAGGAGTACTGACCCCTGGACCATTGGTTCTGCTCTTTCGATACTGGACTTGGCTGGCAGTCCTGATAGTATTCAGGCTGGTGGTCGGTGGCATGTGATGGAGTTTGAAGAAGGATGGATGGCCTTCAATGGTTCGTGCGTTGTCTTTCGTGAGCCGAACAGCACGTACCATGTCGATTATGTTGCGCATGCGTTGACTGGCGCTTCGATCAACGGCAGGGCGTTCTTTGGCGGAGTGGGACGGTATTATACCATAATGAATAGCCTTGGTGGGGCTAACTTAACGCTGTATGGTAACGTACTAACCAACGTCTCGGACAGTTGGGTACAGTGGTGCAGCGTACGTGGATTGGATATTCTGTGGCCGCAGTACCCAGAACGAATGATGGCAGACCATGATACACCGGCGTACGACAATGACGTCGGTAGAGCAATTGAAGAGGATTTTAAGAATCAGCGAGGGCTGTCCCCAACTAGCGAGAACGGCACGGTACTCTGCGTTAAGCAGCTAGGCAATATGGCCATCGTGTATACGAGTGATAGCATATGGGCTTTTGTACCATCCGTGGTAGAACCGGATAGCACGCCACTGTTTGGCAAAGTAAAGCTGACGGACTATGGGATAATGGGCCGCGGAGCTGTCTGTGGTGACCTACGTAAGCACATCTTCGTTGATCGCCTTGGGATGGTACGGGAGTTGATTCCAAGTTTGGAGCTAATCGAGAGAGGTTATGAGGAGTTCTTCCTCGGCGCGTGGATAGCTGGAAACGCTTCTGAGATTACCATGGACTGGGACAGCACTCGACAGTACGCGTATATAACTACAACGTATGACGCAGAGACGCGCACCTTTATATTGACTCCTTCAACGTTGTCTATGCTTGGTGTCGAGCAGGTTGTGACACTGGCTAATGTACGAGATTTGGTCAGCACAGGTGCTGAGCTAGTTGGGCTTTCCGTTGTTACTGCAGACACTGAGTTTGAGCTGGAGACGGATGAGCTAGACTTTGGCCAACCTGGCCTGAAGTTGGTAAAGGGATTGCATGTAGGCGGAACTATTCCGAGTGATTTGCAAGGGAAGATATTCTATAGGGTAGACGAGCGTTCAGCTTTTACGGATAGCGGTTATGTAACGGTTTTACCCACTGGCTACATACCATTGAACGTTTCCTGTGTGGACTGTAAGATTGCTCTCTCCTGTACCGACTATACGCAAATTCAACTGCACTCACTATCCGTCGAGCTAGACACTGTGGGCAAATACGTATCACGCAACGTATTGACGAGGCAGTCATGATACAAACGACGATCAAAAAGGCGCTGCAGACTGGGCTGGTACGCTCGAACTATGGGCGGTATAATACTGAAGCCTGCGACGAACTTAAGGGTATGCGTGTCACGGAGCTGGGTGCTACGTGGGAGAAAGTGATTGGTGCTTTCAGTGCTCTCACTGTAACGTGGCCCTGGCCTAAAGTAATGCGCATGCCGCTTAATGCTTTGGTGATGGATGCGGATGCGTTGTATGTACTAAATGGTGCTTCACTAGCTGCGACTGCGCCGCATGATCCAACTATGACGACACCGTACACTGTCTCTAATGCCACTACGGATAGGGCGTATCAGTTTGTCGAGATTGGTAATATCTGGTTGCTTACCAATGGTTCGCACCTTTTCTACTGTCATCCGATTAATGGCACGCATGGTGTACAAACTCCACTCCTATATGGGGTAGCTCACGAGGCAGCCGCTACGTTGAGACTTGAAAGTATCGCCTATCATAATGGAGTGTTTTATGCTAGTGGGTTTGATGCAAGTAATACTCGTTATGCCAACACCGAATTTAAGACGGCGTTCGAGTTGTGGCGTGCCCAGTCCCCTCTTGTCCTTACACAGGAGACTGACGTGGCAAATGCGCTTGAGTCGATTAGCGATACTCATGTGCTTATTAGCCGTAATTTTGGAAGCGATAGGGACTGGCCTCTCGCAGCTGAGCTCACGTTGCTGGGACTTCCTAGCTCAGCTCAGGCGACGGCTGGATATCCGCTGTATCTGGACGCAATACAAAAGGGTAGGATTAGTTTCGTTAGACTTCCGAACCAGATGCAAACGATAAGGATGTTGCCACTCGGTGAGCATATGGTGTGTTATAGCAAGAGAGGGATTAGTGCGGTACTGAGTGATGACACCGTGAGGAAGATTACCGACGTGGGCGTGTTAGGGGCCGACACAGTTATTGCCACCAATGCCGGTCACATCTTTATGTGTAACAATGGGCAGCTATGGACTATTGGACAAGACCTACAGCTTACTTGGTTGGATTATACGCCAACGTGGGAAAGCGATAACTTTGCGGCGCTGGTAACAGACGCTGCCACGAAGCCTGTGGTCTTCTGCCATGACCCAGTGGATGATGAGATTTATATTGGCAATGGAGATATCAGTTATAATCTGTCCAAGCTGGGGCTGTCCAAAGCTTGGAATTGTTATACGTCCATTGGTCAGGATGGCGGCAATACGAAGGGATACTATGTAGACCTTAGTCCGGTAGATGGGTTAGCACACGTAATTACATCAGTAACTGATCTGGGCACTACTGCTAGAAAGACTGTACACAGTGTAGAGGTAGGCCATGTGGGCTGCACGAATGTAAAGCTACGGTTGCAGTATCGAGATGATACTGGTGGCTACGTGGCCTCGGACTGGCTTATACCTTCTGCTGGACAGTTCTTAGTACCGAAGATAGACGCTGTGCAGTTCAGGTTTGAGTTGAAGTTTACGCCTGGTACAGGTGCTCGTATCGACTATATGAATGTCAATTGGTATTTGAGAGACAGGAGAATGCATCGTGAGCGACTGTACCGTTAAGATCATTAAAGCAGAGCCAACGTTTGTTACCAAGTTCTGGGACAAGTTTGTGCCGTACCTCGAGGTACTGATTGAGCGCGAAGAGGGTGTAAAGCCGACGATGCGAAGGCTCAACAATGTATTGATGGGGATTAATACGAGGGCGCTGGACTTCTGGGTTGGTGTACGGTTTAACGGTGCAGAGAGGGAGATGCTGGGGTTCTTTATAACTAGCAAGTGTGTGGGTGGGCCGAGTGGCGGGGATACACTGTGGGTTTCATACCTATGCGGTATGTCAGATATACCAGAGGAAGCTTGGGTCGATGGAATAGAAGAGCTCAAAAAGTGGGCAGTAATGAATGGATGCTCTACTATTGAAGCTACTACGAATATACAGCGAGTGGTGGATATGTGCGTGCGCAATGGAGCAGAACAAACTTCTCGTCTAAGATGGAGTGTGCAAAATGGGTAGTCTTCCTGGCTCTGGTGCTTCTACCGTAGCAAATGTGTATCCACCTTACTTGGCAGACGTACATGCTGAAGTAATGATGGGTGGTACCGTAGATACCACAGATTTGACGCTTCTTGACGAGGGCGAGTACGCATACAACGCCAAGATCTTCGTCGAACAGGCCATAGATAGTAATCCATATACGGAGGCTATGGCGTATGATCCGGCGGATGCTATCGCCGCTGTGCAGACACAGATTGACGCATTGGGTTTGCTGATGGCGGACTTTATAGTCGCCGGGCAAGTCACAGATGGTGAAGCAGTGAGTGATAGCGGCGGAAATGAAATGCAGCTGGCGGAGAACTTTCTGACGAAGGCTGCTGCTATCTTTGCCGACCTAGGGATTAACTCTGACTTCGAAGACATCGCAGCGGATACACTGGAAGAATCGACCCGCCTGTCGAACCAGTTTGACGCTGCGATGTATAATATCAATGCGATTACTACATCGCCCTATGTCATCGGTGTTGCCAACTTGGCGAATGGTAGAACACGCATACTAGCGCGGCTCGCCGCCGAGATGGAGCGAATGATGTACGGTACAAGGACTGGCACGAAGGCGCAGTTCTTGACTGGTGTAGCGCAGCTGATGGACAATATGCTCACACGGGATGTAGGCTTTGCGCAGATGCTGGCTGGTATGACGGCGGACCAAAGTCGGTTTGACTACGTATCAAATAAGGAATACGC